GTCGAGTGGACGCCGCCGCGCCCCGCCCGGCGCCCGCGCCACCGCCTCCACGATCCCGGCCACCGTCGCGTCCAGGCCGCGCCGCCCGCGCGCGTCCACCAGCGCGTCGTTGCGCCCCATGGCTTGCTCGATGTTCTCGAGGCTGGCCACGACCGCGCGCAGGTCGCCGATCGGCAGTTCCCGATAGGGCTTGTCGTCGCCGCCGGCCAGCACGGCGTCGGCAAGCGCCAGCTCGTTCTCCCGGCCGGCCGCCGTCATCGCCTTGGCGAAGGCGGCCACCGCGCCGCGCGGCGCCGGCCCGCCGGGTTTGCGGAATTCGTAGCGGTCGAGGATGGCGTCGATGGCCGGCCAGCCGTCGATGCCGGCCGTCACCTGCGGCCGGTCCGGCCGGTCGAGACGGCGCACCGTCCGTTCCGCCGCCTGGAGATCGTCGGCGATCCGCCGCGCCTCGGCATGGAGCGCCAGGTTGAGAAGCTGCCGGCGCCGGGCATCGTAGAGCTTTTTGCTCTTTTCCCCCTCCTCGCCGGAGGCGGAGAGCTTCGCCGCTTCCTCGCCGGCCCGCCGCTCGGCGGCGAGGTGGCGCCGGCCGTCGACGGCGTCGCGCACCGGCGTTCCGGCCAGCGCCGCGCGGGCGAAATCCGCCGCCGCCGCCGTCAGCGGCTTGTCCTCGCCGGCCGGGCCGGCCAGCGCCCGGAGCTCGGCGGCCAGCCAGTCGGCCGTGCGGCGGCCGTGGATGGCGGCGAGCGCCTTTTCCGGCAAGCTGCCGTCGACCAGCGGATCGCCATGGCGCTCGATCATCAGGCGGCGGGCCTCGGCGGCGATCATAGCGCCGCGCTTCGGCACCAGCGCCATGGCCTGGATCATCTCGTCGCCGCTCGAAAAGCCGAACAGGTCGGCCGCCTCGTCGGGGTCGACGCCGCCCTCGGCGGCATGGGCGGTGGAGCGCCCGCGCGGCAGCGCCGCCAGCACCGCCTCGCCATAGCGCTCGACCAGGATCGGCCGCGACAGCCTGAGCACCGGCAGCGGCCGGGATTCATCGCCCAGCCAGCGTCGGTTGGTCAGCCACTCGGTCGCCCGATAGACCGGCAGCGCGTTGATCCGCCCCTCGGCCTCGCGCGTCGCCGCCGCCAGCCCGTCACGATACCATTTTTGGCGCGCCGCCCGCACCGGCCGCATGATCGCCTGGGTCAACCGCTCCTCGGCCTCGGCTTCCGCCGCCGCCCGCAACGCCCCGAGATCGGGCGACACCGGACCGAGATCGCCGGCCGCCCGGCGCGCTGCGGCGAGCGCCAGATCGGTGGCCAGCAGCCGGTCGAACACATCGCGCACCTCGGGCTCGATGGCAGCGCCGAGCCCGCGCATCGCCCGATACAGTTCGATCAGCCACGCCTGAAACGAGGAAAAGGCATCGCGCCGTTCTTCGGGAAGCGTCCTGCCTTCCAGAAGATACGCCTCGAAGGCACGGGCGAACGGTTCCCCGCCCACCGTCTGCGACTGCTCGCTTGTGAGCGTCGAGACGAAGAAGCGCCCCAATTCGCGCAGCAATGTCGTGAGATCGGCGCGCTCGAACAGCCTGACGATGGAACCATCGTAGGCCGCGAAGCGACCGTGCGATCTCTCAGTCTTCCCAGTGTTTTCTTGGCCGAGGGGAACCATACTTGGGATTGGGATCGACGCGTTCTTGGACGGCATTCATCGTCTCCGGCAGAATGGTGGAGGGCACCGCCTTTTCGCGCCCGTCGAGCGCCAGGGGCGAGGTGGAGTTCGTCAGGGCATCGCCGCTCAAAACCGGAATGTCGCTTCGGAGCAGCGCCTCGGGACTGGCGGGAATGACCAGCTTCGTCGGGCCCGTGCCGGCTCGCGTGGCCATCGTCTTGTGCTGGGTCGAGCGCAACAGGGCCTCGCTGGCGGCGGCCTCGGGCGAATAGCCGGCGGCGCTCAGTTCGGCGATCGCCCCGTCGTGGACGTCCTGGGCAGCGGCGCGGCGCGCTTCGTCCTGCGGCTGCGTGGTCGCTTCCGGCGCTGCCGGGGTCGTGTCGGTTGGGTCGACGCGCAGATGCGGCCTCAGCGCTGCGTCGGCGTCGGTGCCTGCCATGCGCGTCGCATAGGTCGCGGTGGGAATGCGGAGATCGCCGCCGGAGGCCATCGCCGTGGCAAAATCGGCGCGCGTCACGCCACTGAGCGTATCGATGACCGTCAGCGGATCGATGCCCTGCGACCGGTAATACTCGTCGAAGGTCGCGGCCCGGAGATGAACGTTTTCGGTCGGCCCACCCTTGCCCACATGCTTCAGATAAGACTCGAAAGTCTCGGGTGACCGCTCGCGCGTCTTCGACCCAGCCGACAGGTCGAAAACCGTATTCACCGCCGCCTGCTGTTGCTCGGCCGCCTGGGCGTTAGCCTTTTTGCCGGTGAAAAGCCTGAGTGCCCCGCCGCCGGCATCAAAAAGCCCACCCACAATGGCACCGCTCAGAAAACCGTCCCAGACTCCGGAATTCCAACTGCGGTCCGGATCGTATGTTTCCATCGCGGTGGCATTCTGCAGGATCTGCTGCAGGGCGTTTTTTCCTCCTTCAGTGCCAGGCTTCTTGGCGAGCCATTCGAGAGCGCTGGAGAGAAAACCCTTGCTCACGATGGCAGCGTTGAAAAAGGCGCGCTCGATAGGCGCTGAAGTGATCGCATCCGAAAAAAAACCTCTCATGGCGGCTTGTGTCTGCGTGGGTTCGTCGGCATCGGCCTTCTTTGCTTCCGACAGGTTCTTCGCGCCGCCCATCATGCCGCCGAGCACAACCGCCAAACGAGTGCCCCCGAGCCAGCCGGCGCCCATGAACAAACCTGCGGAGCCAATGCCCTCGCCAATTAGCTGGACTACGCTGTTCTCATACCCCTTGGTGGATGCCCAATGCGCGCCGGCAAAATCCTGTACTGCCTTGCCGCCCTGCTGTAGGTCCTTTCCCAACGTATCGAGCGGGAAATCGAGTGTGCGTTGCAGGGACTCCAGTGCTTTATTTGGATCCATCGCACCGCTTCGCACTCGTCCCAACATATCGCGTACGGCATCCTGATTCGGCTTCCGGGGGATTAGCAGGTCGATGTCGCGCTCGATCGCCGCCAGTTGTCGCTTGGATATGTTTTTCGATTGGCTGATCCGCTCAGCGAGATCGGCGCGCTTGCCGGCTGTCGTCCCGGCAACCATCTGCGACAGGCCACCGAACATGGGTTGCAGCAGGTCGAAGGCTTCGTTCGGGTGCTTGCGGCCGTCCAGCACGTCCGACAATGTCTGGCGCATCATGGCGATCTGCGCGTCCTGCGCCTGCCCGAATGACGTCGCCGCGTAGGGAGTGCTGGCGGCGGCGAGCCGGTCGATATCGCGGTTAATCGCATCGACTTCTTCCTTCGGCACGTAACGCGCCCGGCTGATCCGCCGCGCGAGATCGTAGTGCCCATTAAAGGTTGGGTAGACATAGCTGTCCGACAGGGCGCTAAGCATATGCCCGGCGAACTCGGCAGCCTCCCCGATGTCTCTCACTCCGGTTCTGAGCGCGGCCTTGCCTGTCTCCGTCACCGGGTCAGGCCCCGGCACCGGATTCATGTACCAGCCATTACGAGCAATCCGCTCAGTCGCCGCCCGCATTTCCGGATCGATCTTGCCGATAGCATTCGGATCGGCGGTTTCCGGTGACGCTGGAATGACGCCACCATCGCTGGCCAATCGTTCGATCATCGCTAGCCTGACGAAGTCGTCCCTGGGGATGGTCGCGCCATCAGGATCACCCAGATACGCAAATAGCTTGGGCGCGCTGGCGCGGATTTCGTCCATTCGCGCGTCGTCGGCGATCCGGTCGAACAACTCCCGATTGTCTTTGACCAGTTCAATCGGCGCCGGCCTATTCTGGGTCGCGGCGGCAACTTCGTCGGCAATCTGTGCATCGCTGGCGGTCGAACCGATCTTTTCCAGCCGGGCCACAGCCAGGAATTGCTTGCGGGAGTCGTCGTTCCGCCGCTGCCTACCCTTGTAGGCGCCGTATTCGTCAGGGGTGAGCAAAGGCCTGTCTCCCGAAAAGGATCAGGCCAGACGCTAAGTGATGGTGGGTTTCCGTGCTGATCGGCAAAGCCGATCCGTCCGGCGGCCGATGACATGGGGATACCGAGGCTCCGTCTTCCGGCTTTCTATCCTCTGTATTCACCACGACTCTAGATCTGGTTGCAGTCCATTGCCGACTCGCCTGCGGGAGAGGCATAGTCGACGAGAAACTGAGGTCCGCGCACCCGATCCTCTTGCTGTCCGTTTGATTCTACTGGTCAACTAGACGGTCTTGGATATGAGGTTAAAATGCAGAAAGACACTCCGCAAGCGATTGAAAACGCCAAAACGGCCAATAGAAATGCAAGGGATAAATGTATCCGCAAGCTATTCCTGCTTTCCTTGGCAGTCACGATTGTCGTTACAATCCTGCTGGGGTTTAAAGTACCCAATCAGGATTTCGGTTCTGCAAGGTATATCGGAAGCATGATTGGAAGCTTTATCGTTATATTCCTCTCTTCGTCCCTTTCCTTTGCAGTGGTCCGGTTAGCCCGGGACGCGTCCGTGCTGACGGCAGGGCTGGGAACCGGTGTTGTTATCGCGCTCTTGATGTCCGTCAACATGTACTATTCTGCCCTACGTGATTTGGAGGAGCATTTTGGCGCGGCTCCAGTCGAAGACATCGAGTCGATGCAGCGTTGAAGCCGGCTCGAAGATTGGGCATCCCGTCCATCGGGAGGGATCAACGGGCGGCGCGCACCAACCATCGGCATCGCCCGCCCGGCTAACGATCCGGTCGCTGACAATGCGTTTCGTTTAGCCCTTACGACCGCGTCCGTTACGGTCGCGTTGAACATGTCTGCGGACACTTCCGCTCGCTTCCTAACTAAGCCTTTTGAATATTTGGGTGAATTTCGTTTCTCACGCACCGTCGTCCGGAGGGGACCTCCGACGACTTTTTGTTTTGGCGTTCAATGCCTTCATCCGCCCATTTCGGCATGGTGGAGATAAATCAACGTAGCGCGTCTGAGACATCACGTCCTAAGCCTTCATCGAGAAGCCCCCGCCCTCACGCCCCCTGCGCCAGCCGGAACGCCTGATACTCCCGCGCCACCTCGCCATCGGTCGGCTGGCGGCCGAGTTCCTGTTGCAACTGGCGGGCGATGCTGTCGCGAAGGTCGGGCGAGATGTCGCCGGATCGCACCGGCCTGCCGGCGCCGCTCTCCGCTGCCGGGCGCGGCGTGATGTAATAGCCGAGGATGTGCGGGTTGATCATCTTCTGGAAGTCGGCCGTCGTCGGCCTCGCCGAAGGGTTGGCCTTGCGGAAGGCGGCGAGGTCGTCGTAAAGCGCGTTCTGCACGCGCGCCAGCAATTGGCGCCCGTCCTCCCCGCCGCCGGGGGTGAGCGCGCCCGCCGCCTCCAATTGCGTCTTCGCCAAGTCGAAGGCGCTGGCGAGCTCGGCGCCCTGGTCGCGCGCCTTGCGGCTGTCCTGGCCGATCGCCGATTGCGCCGCGGCGAGCGCCTTGAGATCGGATCCCTCAAGACGGTCGCGATAGTCGTTGAGGTCTACCAGCGCAAAATCCTCCGGCCGCCCGGCGGCGAAAAGGCGCATGTCGCGCAAGAGCACGTCGTCGGTGATCATGGGGCCATCGAGCGCCCTGGCGACATAGCCGCGCGCCACCGCCATGGCGTGGCTGCCGGCCGCCTGGCGGATGTCGAAGGGCACCTCGTCGGGCGCCGCGCCGGCATCCACCCGCCGCCACAGTTCGGCCTTGGCCGCCGCCTGCCGCTCCGCTTCCTGCCGGCTCTGCCGGTCGAGCGTGCCGACGATCGCCTGCCGGGCGATGTCCCGGCGGCGCGGATCGGCAATGGTCGCAAGGTGCCTGTCGATGGCCTCCGATGACGGCCGGAGCGCCCGCGCCGCCACGCTGTCGGCCGCCGCCATCACCGCGCCGCCCGTGCCGCCGACCGGCAGGGTCAGGCCGTATTTCCCGGCGTTGCGCCGCACCCAGTCCTGCACGTCGGCCGGCGCCGCGTCGAGGCGGCCGCCGTCGTAGGTGAGATCGGCCTCCCGGCCGGCGCCTTCCCCGCCGTCCCGGCCGTCCTGAAAGCCGAGGCTCAGGCCGGCGCGGACATCGGCCGGCGCGTCCTCGATGAAGGCGGCGAGATTGGTGGCGAAGGCGTTGTCGAGCCGGAGCACGGCGCCGGCATTGGCGCCGGCGGCATGATCGAGCAGCGATGCTCTCTGCCGCGACGGGCCTGCGGGCTCACCCGATGAGCCGAACGCCGGCGGCTTCGGCGCGTCGTCCGGCTTGCGCGCCCCGTTGGCGAAGACCAGCGCGCCCTGCCGCGTCTCCTCGTCGTGCGCCGCCTCGCCGACCGTGCCCTTCAGCCTCTCCCGGGCGGCCGGCAGGAGCAGGCCCTTGTTGGCATCGATATCGGCGGCCGCGCCGATGGGGTCGGTCTTCGCCTTGTTGAGGATCTGGTCCTCGTGGACGCGCGAGATGAGATCGGCCGATTGGCTGGCCAGCTCATCGGCGTCCCACCCCAGGAGCGTTCCGTAGTGCTGATATTCCGCGAGGGCGGCCAGCATGTCCAGCTTGGCAGCGTCGGGTTTGCCCCACTTCGCCATGGCGTCGTCGGCGAAGGTGGCGACGCGCCTGGCGCTGCTCTCCACCGTCCACGCCTTGCGCCCGTCCATGGCGTGCCTTGCCCCGTCTTCCAGCGCGCCGTTCATCGTGACAGTGGCGGCATCCATGTATTTGCCGAGCGCCAGCGGCGACAGGCCTTTGGCGCCATCCTTCACCGCCTGCCGCACCGCCGCCTCGTAGCCGGCATAGCCGGTCACCGCGTCGCGACCGGATGTGCCGAGGTAGCCGCCCTCGCCGTAGCCGAGCTCGCGCACCCGGCCGATCAGGCCGTTGTGGCTGTCCTTGGCCTCGTTGGTGGCGTCGAGGTCCTTCACCTCGACCACCGCCTGTCCGACATCGATCAGCCCCCGCCCCACGCTGCCCAGCGCCTCGCCGATGCCGGAGCCGAACATCTCGCCGGTGGCGCGGGTGCTGTCGCGGAAATTGAGGCCGGGGTCGAGGCGAATGCCACGGTCTTCATAGGTCGGCACAACGGGCATCTTGTCCTCGCATCGCTCGAGCGTCAGGGTCCGACGCTGTCGGCCCGACGCTAAGGACTTGAGGTTTCCATGGTGATCCGGCGCAGCGGAGGCAGGCGAAGAGCGGCAGGAATGATCGCGACACCCGCCCGCATCGAGCCCTGCTTCTTCGAGGACGACGTTTATAATTTCGTCAATCGCGCCTCGGCTCGAACCGCCACCGCCCGGACGCCACGATCTTCGGATGTGCGGGCCGTCTTGGCAAACCACTTCCGGTAGATCATGCTGCCTTCGGCGACTCGCCGGTCCTCCAACAGGGCGCCGCTCCAATCACGATGCGGCTTTCGACCATGACTTTGTTCTTCGTTATGCTTGTCGTCAAACTCGCCGATATCGCCGCGATCGCTTCTTTCATCATGGGACTTTTCAAGGTCAGGAACGCCGTCGGCTACCCCGTCGCCATCGCTCTTGCAATTCTCGGGCACGCGATCCTGAGGAGCACGCAACTCTTGGACGTGACCTGGAATGCCGTCGAGTTCATCAGCATCGCCGCCGGCCTTGTCGCGGCCTGCCTCGCCTTCTTCATCGGCAAGGCGCTCCGCCGGGACATCAGGAACTAACCCGAAACCTGGGCTGGCGCGTCACTTCTTGCCGAATACCTTCTCCATGGCGATGGCGAGAATGTCTTCTTTGATGCGCCGTGAATAGTCTTCCATCTCCTCCGGGGGCACGGTTGTATCCCGCTTATCTGCATGACTCTCCAATACGGCATCGAAGTATTTTTTCTTTTCTTCCTCTATTTCCTCATCATAAAATAGAGCTTTAGAAGAGTCGATGGTACCGTGTATATTGTCCAACATATTCATCATCTTAAAGCTATTCCACTTGGTGAGTGGCTCCAAACCAGCGCGACGGGCTTCGGCGACAAGCATAGAAAACGAAAATACAAGCATTTTTTTGTATTTTAGAGAACCATTTTTTGCATCTAGGTCGTCTGGAAGACTATTTATACTATCATACAACATATTTTCGGCTGTCTTGAGTATGAACACTCTTTCAAACTCGTCGAATTTGGACAAATCGACACGCCCGCCGGACGTCATTGAAATGGTATCCGCCTCGGCGTGAAAACCGCCAAGCAACAAGGCGAGCACCATCATCAGAGCATGTGCGAACTTCTGCACGGAACGACTCCTCACAAGCTCAATTCCAGCAAAAGCGCGTTGCGGCCTTGCGTCAGGAATTGCGTAAAAGCAAATGGCTAGCGCATCTTCGGCGGACATGCTCTCTATCCCGCAACCTCAAGCGTCCGCCGATCCTCCACCTCCATGTCGACCTGCGCTTTCCAGGCGATGAGGTGCTTGCGGTTGAAGATATCCAGCGCTGTGTCGACGTAGGGCCAGTATTCGGTCCCCTTGAGATCCTCAATCGGGTCGAGGCCCGGATCGACCGTGCCGTCGTCGGCACCAAACGTCTGGTTGGATTGAAGCGCGCCCAGCACCGTTTCATGCCGCCACGCCGCCTGCCAAATTCCGGAAAGCGCCGACTGCCCCGTTGATTGCGCCATCGCTGCGGACGACAGAAGACAAGCGGCAACGGCGATCGGGCAAACACGCATCGGGAGGCTCCGCAGACACGCCGCAACCCTAGCGCACCTTACCTCGCCAGTCACCCGCGCGTTTATACTGCATGAGGCCGCTTTCCGCCTTCTCAGAACATAAGATCACCCCACGCCATATTTCAGCCGTCGGGATCGAGCGTCCGCCAGTCTTGCATCTCCCTGTCGATCTCAGGTGTCCAGACGTCATAGGCCTGCCGGTTACGCAGGCGACCGAGCTGCTCGGGATAGTCCTGATAGTCGGTTCCCTCCGACGCCTGCCAGGCATCGAACGTTGGATCCAGCGACACAAGGCCAAGGTCGGCGATCGCCCGGCGCGCCTCGGCAAGCGCCAGCTCGGTGGCGAGCAGGCGGTCGAACACGTTGCCCACCTCGGGCCTGATGGTCACACCAACCCGGCGTATCGCGAGATAGAGTTCCATCAGCCACGCCCGAAAGTGGCGGAACGCCGCTCATGGCCCGGCGGAGGGCACCTTGCACTCCAGAAGATGCGCCTCGAAGACGCGGGCGAACCGGTCCTCGCCGTCCGTCTGTCGTTCCTCGGAGTCCAAGTCCGAGAGGAAGAAGCACCCCGTCTCGTGCAACAATGTCGTGAGATCGGCACGCTCGAAGCAGTTTGACAATCGAGCCCTCCATGCGCAGCGAACCGGTCGTGCGTTCTCACTTCTCCCAATGTTCTCTTGGCCGATCGGGGCCATATTGGGGGTTGGGATCTACGAGCCTTGGGGCGGCATTCATCGTCTCCGGCAGAACATCGGAGGGCACCACCTTTTTGCGCCCGTCGAGCGCCAAGGGTGAGGTGGAATTCATCAGGGCGTCGTCGTTCAAAACCGACACATCGCTTCTGAGCAGCGCCTCGGGGCTGGCAGGAATGGTCAGCGTCGTCGGGCGCGTGCCGGCCCGCGTGGCCGTCGTTCTGTGTAGAGTCGACCGCAACAGGGCCTCGCTGGCCGCGGCCTCGGGCGAATAGCCGGCGGCGTTCAGCTCGGCGGTCATCGCGTCGCGAACCTCTTGGGCGGCGACGCGGCGCGCTTCGCCTTCAGCCCTGAACCGCGCGTCCTCCGCCTGTCTACGCGCTTCGTCCTTGTGCTGTTTGAAGATGTTCAGCTCTGCCGGTGTCATGCCGTCGGGGTCGACGCGCAGATGCGGCCTCAGGGCAAGATCGGCGTCCGAGCCGACGATGCGCGTCGCGTAGGTGGCGGTGGGGATGCGGAGATCACTGCCGGAGGTCATCGCTGCGGCAAAATCGGTGCGCGTCACGCCGGTGAGCGTATCGATGATCGTCAGCGGATCGATGCCGCGCGACCGGTAATAGTCGTCGAAAATCCTGGCCTGGAGGTGGACGTTTCCGATCGGCCCGTCCTTGATCACGTGCCCCAAATAGGACTCGAAGGCTTCGGGAGACCGCTTGCGCGTCGTCGACACCGCCGACTGATCGAAAACCGTCTGCAACGTCGCTTGCTGCTGCTCAGCCGCTTGAGCCTGTACTTCTTTTCCGGAGAAAGCTCGGAGCACGGCTCCCCCGGCGTCGAATATCCCACTGATAACGGCGCCACTCAGAAAACTGTCCCATACTCCAGAGTCCCAACTGCGGCTCGGATCGTAAATATTCATTGCAGAGACGTTCTGGAGCCACTGCTGTCCAGCGTTTTTTATACCTTCGGTAATGGACCGCTTGGCGAACCATTCGGCGGCCCTGGGTAAAAACTTCTCGCTCATGACGGCGGGGGTGAACAAAACACGCTCGACAGGCGCCACATCGAGAAGGCCCAAAGGCACGCCCGCAAGAGCTGCCTGCGTCTGGGCGATTTCGTTGGTCGGGTTGGCCTTTCGGGCGTCCGCGCTTCCGCTTCCTGCGCCAGCCGCTCCAGCGAGAGCAATTCCACCACCAAATGAGAGTGCGGTGACGGCGGCAATTCCCGCTGCAACGCCACCCGCTTCGCCCATCTGACGGAATATGCTATCCTCGAAACCCTTAGCGGGTTTTATCTTCTCCTCAGCAAAGTCCTGTACCGCCTCGCCAGCCTGCTGCAGGTCCTTTCCCAAGGTATCGAGGGGGAAATCAAGCATGCGTCGCAGGGAGTCCAGTGCTTTAGCCGGCTCTATCACGCCGCTCCGCACCCGTCCCAACATATCCTGTACGGCGTCCCGCTCCGGTCTCCAAGGGAGTAGTAGATCGATGTCGCGCTCGATCGCCGCCAGTTGTCGTTTGGATATGTTTTTCGATTGGCTGATCCGCTCGGAGAGAGCGGCGCGCTTACCGGTTGTCGTCTCGGCAACCATGCGCGACAGGCCGCCGAACATCGGTTGTACCCGTTTGAAAGCATCGTTCGGCTGCATACTGCCGTCCAGCACATTCGATAGCGTTCGGCGTATGATCTCTATCTGCGCGCTCTGCGCCTGCCCAAACGAAGTCGCTGCATAAGGCTGAGTCGCGGCGACGAGCTTGTCGATGTCGCGGTTGATGGCCTCCACCTCTTCCTTCGGGACATAACGCGCCTGACTGATTCGTCTAGCGAGATCATATTGCCCCCTGGTGTTTGGGTAGACAAAACTGTCCGACAGGCCGCTGGCTAACTGTCCAGTGCCTTCCAGGCTCTTGCCGACGAGACCCGAAACCACGCCGCGGGCTGTCGACCTCAAAGTTTCCTTGTAGCCCGCCCAGAGATACTCTGGCATGGACATGGAAGTAGGATCTTTATCTTTGGCCTCTGGCACCGGGCTCATGTACCAACCGTTGCGAGCAATCCGCTCAGCCGCCGCTCGCATTTTTGGATCGGCCTTGCCGATAGCCTTCGGATCGGCGGCCTGCGATGACGGAGGAATGATGCCGCCATCGCTAGCGACCCGTTCGATCATCGCCAGTCTTACGAAGTCATCTCTCGAGATGGCTGCGCCGTCAGGATCACCTAGATATGCAAATAGCTTGGGCGCGCTGGCGCGAATTGCATCCAACTTATTGTTGCCTACAACCCGACAGAACGACTCTCGATTATCTCTGACCAACTCGACCGGCGCCGGCTTATTTTGCGTCACGGCGGCGGCTTGTTCGGCGAGTTGCGCGTCGGTGAGGGGCGAGCCAGCCTCTTCCAGCCGGGCTACCGTCAGGAACTGCTTGCGCGAGTCTTTTTCTCGCCGCTGCCTACTCTTGTAGGCGTCATAGTCGTCGGGGGTGAGCAAAGACCTATCTCCCGAAAAAGGATCAGGCCAGAACGCTAAGTCTTGACAGTTTCCGTGGTGGTCGGCGGAGTCGGTCCATCGGCCCGCCGACGTTGCCGCCGAAAGGCTGTGGATTCGCTATCCGGCAAGGCTTCCTCGGTATTCACCACGACTCTAGACAGGGTTGCAGTCAGTTGCCGATTCGTCCTTACAGTAGGCATAGTTGGCAGGCTAGCGAGGCCAGGGGCGGAAACTCGTCGGCTGAAAGCGGGAAGGTATTCGACACGACTTTTGGCAGCGGCGAGCGGTGTGCCACATTTGGCTTTCGGGCTGACAAGTGAATTTGGCGGGCACAAACATCGTTCGGCACCGAGCCGACTGGGCGCTCTGAAACGAGAGGCAAGAAATGCAGAAGAATACACCAGAAACGATCCAGCAGACCAAAGCGCCAAAAAGTAACGACAGGACGAAGTGCATTCTCATCCTGCTCTTTCTGTCTCTCGCCGCGTCCGTCGTGATGGCGGTAACAACCGGGCAGCGTATTCATGCGGATTATGCCTTCGGAACAGCATCGTTTATCGGCGAGCAATTTGGATTTGCCCTAGGTTTATTTCTCGTTTCTCTCCTTTTTTTCGCAGTGGTCCGAAGCATGCGAAAAGGCTCCGTGCCGACGGCGGGGCTGGGCACCGGCATAGTCGTCGCGCTCATCTTGTGTGGCCTTGTCTACATTGGCGCTACGAATCCGTAGGCGACCAGGAAGCCATATCGACGCGGCGCCGGCGGGGATAGGCGCCCCACAGGCAGGCCCGTACGTCGAGCCAATAGACCGGAGCCTCCACCGGATGGAGGCTAAAACGCATGTCGGGACATTCGCCGCCGCTCTTGTCACGTTCGCCCTTGGCTATGCGTCGTCGGCCCACGCCGACATTTTCCGGCCGGCGATCGGCCTCCCGATATCGAACCGGCCGCGAAAATCCCGTTTTGCCAACGCCGCGAAATCGGCGATCATCGTCCGGACGCCGGAAGCTTTGCGCCGTTCATGGAGCCTGCCTTGAGCACCGTCTTTTTCATCACCCATCCGGACGTGGTGGTCGATCCCGGCCGCCCGGTGCCGCGCTGGCATCTGTCCGACAAGGGCATCGCGCGAATGCGGATTTTCGCCGGCACGCCGGACGTGCGGGCCGTGAGGTCGGTCTGGGCAAGCGACGAAACCAAGGCGATCGAGGCGGCCGGCATTCTGGCGGCGGCCCATGGCCTGCCGGTCGGCGTGCGGCCCGACCTGCACGAGAACGACCGCAGCGCCACCGGATTCCTGCCGCCCCCGGAGTTCGAGGAAGTCGCCAACCGGTTTTTCGAGAGGCCGGAAGAGTCCGTGAGGGGCTGGGAGCGCGCCGTCGACGCCCAGAACAGGGTGCGGGCCGCGTTCGACGCCATCGTCGCCGAAAAACCCACGGGAGACATCGCCATCGTCGGCCACGGCGGGGTCGGAACGCTGTTGCTGTGCCACCTGACCGGCGTTCCGATCAGCCGCGACCACGACCAGCCCTTCCAGGGGCACTATTGGGCCTACGCGCTGGAAACGGCCACGCTTCTCCACCCCTGGCGCCCGATCGCGCCGAGGTAGAGACGCAGCGAAACTCCAGGGTCCGCGCCGCCTGCCGGGGCTGAAGGGGCGCGATATCCGCGTCGCGCCCTTTCGATCTATCTATTTGTTTTTATATATATATAAATCTGTCATCCTGCGCGCGGGCGCAGGACCTCGGCAGGATGGGGCAAACGGCCGATATAGCGCTCCACCGGCGGCCGCGCTCCATCGGATTTGGCGCATAATCTTCGATTATGCTCCATTTCCGATATTGCGGATTTATCGCTTCTGCCTCATAATCGGCCTATGTCGGACCTCGCTCGCACCCCTGCCCAGATCGGCAACGGCATCCGCCGCGCCCGCAAGGCGCTCGGCTGGAGCCAGACCGAGCTCGGCAACCGCGCCGGCCTCAGGCAGGAGACCATTTCGCTGATCGAGACGGGCAACCCGGCAACCCGGATCGACACCCTCTTGGCCGTGATCGCGGCGCTCGATCTCGAGTTCCGCCTGGCCCCGCGCAGCAAGGGCACGGCAAAATCGATCGAGGACGCCTTCTGATGCCGCGTCGCCGTGCCTACGCGCCGCTCCGCGTCCTCCTCAACAACCGGCTGGTCGGCCACCTCGCCAAGGACGCCGGCGGGGCGGTCGGCTTCCGCTACGACACCGGATGGCTCGGCTGGGACAACGCGCTTCCCGTCTCGCTGTCGTTGCCGCTGCGCGAGGATGCCTATCGCGGCGCGCCCGTCGTCGCCGTGTTCGACAATCTCCTGCCGGACGCCGACGCCCTGCGCCGCCACGTGGCCGAGCGGGTCGGCGCCGACGGTATCGACGCCTTCAGCCTGCTGTCGGCGATCGGCCGCGACTGCGTCGGCGCGTTGCAGTTCGTGCCCGGCGATGTCGACGCGCCGGGTGCCGCCGGCCCGATCGACGGCGAACCGATCGACGACGCCGCGATCGGCCGGCTCATCGGCAATCTGGCACAGGCGCCGCTCGGCCTCTCCCGCGACGATCCCTTCCGCATCTCCGTGGCCGGCGCCCAGGAGAAGACCGCGCTTCTCCGGCACCAGGGACGCTGGCTGAAGCCGCTCGGCACCACGCCGACCACCCACATCCTGAAGCCGCGCATCGGCCGCCTGCCGAATGGCATCGACCTGACGCTGAGCGTCGAGAACGAGTTCTATGGACTGAAGCTCGCCGCCGCCTTCGGCCTGCCGGCCGCCAGGGCCGAGATCCGCGACTTCGGCGGCGCGGCGGCCCTGGTGATCGAGCGCTTCGACCGTCTCTGGACGCGCGACGGCCGCCTCCTCCGCCTGCCGCAGGAGGACTGCTGCCAGGCGCTGTCGGTGCCACCGGGGCGCAAGTATCAGGCCGACGGCGGGCCGGGGCTCGTCGACGTGCTCAATCTCCTGAAGGGCAGCGACACGCCGACCGACGACCGGCTGACCGTCTTCAAGGCGCAGGTGTTCTTCTGGCTGATCGGCGCCACCGACGGCCACGCCAAGAACTTCTCGATCTTCCTGAGCCCCGGCGGTGGCTACCGCCTGACGCCGCTCTACGACATCCTCACCGCCGAGCCGAGCCTTGCCGCCCGCCAGATCGGGCTGAAGCAGATGAAGCTGGCGCTGTCGGTCGGCACGCGCAACCACTACCGGATCGCCGATATCCATGGGCGGCACTTCGTCCAGACCGGCGAAGCGGCCGGCCTGTCGGGTGCGATGATCGGTGAGGCGCTGGACGAGATGCGGGCCGCGACCGAAACCGCCTTCGAGACGGTGCAAAAGAACCTGCCGGCAGGCTTTCCGGAGGGCATCCACGCGGCGGTGAAAAGCGCGGCGATGAAACGGCTGGAGAGTTTGCGGCCGTCGGGGTGAGCGGTAACAGTCAGGCCGAATGGCTCGTCCGTCCCAAACGCCCCGAGGAGCCCTATGCCACCCGCTCGCTTTCTCGTCCCGAGGTCCTGCGCCTCCGCGCGGGATGACAGATTTATATAAATGAAAACAAATGGATAGCGTCTCTATAGATTGTCATCCTGCGCGTGAGAAGCAGGACCTCGGGCAGGATGGGGCAAGCGGCCGATATAGGGTCTCTCCAGCAAACTCCACGAGCGAGCAACGCCGTATTCACCCCTATACCAAATAGGGTTGCATCCCATTGTCGCCTCACTTTTTGGGCGGCATAATCGGAGGACATAGTCGGATTATTGACTCGTTGGTTATCTCCAGTGGAGACTATCAACCAGAACCGATCAGATCACCTTAAAGAAGCAATAAACACATTAGGGAATGCAAATGCTGCCGAGTCTGCGCGCTTTGGGTACCATTGCTCTGTCTGCGGCTTTAGCTGGGTGCGTCACCGCCGAGAGCACAGTGACAGTATTCCATAACATCACAAAGCCCGAAACCTTCAGTATACGACCTACCGCTCCTATCACCGGAAGTCTTGAGGCAAACTCCTATGCAGACTTAATTGCGCAAAAGCTAATTGAGAATGGGTGGTCCAAATCCGATAAAGCGGCGACAGACGTTCAGTTTGCCTACAGCATAGACAATGGCCACCAAGAAATTGACAGTGTACCTGTGTTCGGACAAACGGGCGGAGGGACGACCTATAGCAGTGGCACCGTCTACGGCGGTGGTGGCTTCGGAACCTATTCAGGAACTAGCTACACACCACCTACTTTCGGGATCGTAGGCGCCAGCACGTACAGCTATTCTGTTTATACAAGAAAGCTTATGGTTTGGATCGACGAGAAGGCAACGAAGAAACGTATATACGAGGCTACCGTTGTAAGTCGCGGATCGTCTTCATCCTTTAACGCGGTCGCACGATGCATGATAGATGCTTTGTTCAAGGACTTCCCTGGAAAAACTGGCCAGACATCAACAATCAGTGCGAATGACAACAAATGCGTTGTAAACGAGACCAAGTCATAAGCTGGGAGAGCAATTACAGCTTCCATAGACAGAATTTCGGATCGCGTCTCTGGCGCTAATTCAGAACCGGGCTTAAGAGCCGACCCAAATTGGCCGGGCCCCTCGCGTTAAGGAATCGACCCCGTCTTCACCGCATTGGCATACGCACCACCAAAAGCACTGGCCATCGACCCGAACGCCCCCAACACCCCCGCCGTGCGGCTGTTCTTGGCCTGCATGTCGTAGAGGGCGCTCTGGTTGCGGTAGCTGACCGCCTGGTTGCGCGTGTCGTCGTAATTCCGATAGGCGTTGGTGCGGATGGTCAGGGCGTCGATGGCGCCCTGCTTGGCCGTATCCACCATCAGGTCGAGCGGCGAGCCGAAGCTGACGTCGACGCCGTTGGCGGCCATCGCCGCCTGCTGCTTGGCCATCAGCTGGCCCGTCATCGCCTTCTGCTTCTGTTCCTCGCGCATGCCGGCGTCGAGCACGTTCCTGGCCTGCCGGTCGGCCAGCTGGGCGTTCTGCCGCTGCACCTCGGCGTTGTATTTGGCGGCCTTGGCGTTGGCATCGGCGCTGGCGATCTGGCCGGCTCCGCTGAGGAGCCCGCCGCCGATCATCAGCGCGGTTCCGAGATCGACGCACATTGGCTATTTCCTCATCTCAAACAGAACAAACGGCTTTCCGCCAACCGAGATCGGCTCGAAGACGTCCGCCCCGAGCCATTTCAGCCACCGGATGGAAGCGGCGTTGTCCTCGGCGACGACGTTCCGCAAGACGCAATAGCGGTCGAAGAGTTTCGGCCGCCACTCGGTCGAGAGGCGCAGGAAATCCCTGGGATGCCGCTCGACCTCGTCGGTGCCGAGCAGCCACACCGAGCCGACGCCGGCGAGCACGTTGAGGTCGGAGGTGCCGAACATCGCTTCCGGCCGGCCGTCGTAGAGCGCCGTGAAGGCGCGCGACCGCTTCATCGACAGTCGCAATCCGGCGAGCGGCGTGAGGCCGGCCATGGCGCGGCACTCCGCCACGTCGGCCGCCCGCATCCGCCGCCCGATCGACCGGCAGTGCTTGCCGCGCGCCGGCACGATCTCTATGTCAACGGCCAAGCGTCACCTCCGGCATGATGGCGAGGATCGACATCGGCAGCGGGTCGAACTGCTTGACGAAGAGGCCGCCCGAGCGGTTCCAGTCGGCCGGCGGCGCCATGTCGATGTCGCCGGTGTAAAGGCCGATCGCCTCGTTCCAGGCCTCGGTGGAGCGCTGCTTGAACTCGACGATCCGGTCGCTGTCGCGGCCTTCGTCCCGGGGGCCGATGAAGATGCCGCGCGTCTTCTCCACCCGCAGCACCACCTTGGACAGCGACTTGAAGCGCCCCTGCACCGTGCCGAGCTCATTGAGCATGCCGAGGTCGAGGTCGAGCGTCTGCAGCACGGCGGCATAGGAGAGGCCGATGTGGATCTTCGACGCGGCCACCGGCAGGCTCACCGCGCCGCCTTCCACCGTGAGGCCGCGCACCACGTTGCCGTCGGCCAGGGCGACGACTTCGCACCCTTCCAGATGGCCGAGGCCGGAGAGGTGAGCCACCGGCGCCCCGGCATAGGTGAGGCCGCAATCGACGAAGAAGGCGTCCTCGACATGGTCGAAGGCCCGGCTGTGCAGCCGCTCGACATAGCGGCGCGTTTCGCCGCCGATCGTCCGCCGCACCACGAAATAGGGCACGTCCTCGCCGCCCTCGGCGATGCACGTCACGTCCTCGAACACCGCCCCGGCGCCGCTCTCATGCCGCGTCCAGGCCCATACCTCGTGCTCCTTCATGTAGGTGAGCGACACCAGCGAGCCGTCGTCGAGCACCACCCAGACGATGGAGCCCGGCGCCTGCGCGTAGGCCCAGGCCTTGATCGACCGGTTCTCGAACAGGTGCCGGCTCATGATGGTCAGGTCCTTGCCCACCCAGGCGTCGTCGCCGTAGCTGTAGGAGAAGTCGCGGATCACCCCGCCCGAGCGCTGGGCGAACAGCACCGTCTCGCCGACGGCGATCGGCTGCACCGCCGCCGCGCCGCGATAGCCCTGGTTGGCGATGACGATGGCGCTGGGCGTGATGGCGTCCGACGCCGAGCCGCCGGTCACCACCCATTCGGCCGACGAGGTCAAGAGCAGCAGGCCGTAGCGGGCGGCCAGCATCGAGCGGACGATGTTCACCTGCCGCGCCCGCATGCGGAAGGTGATGGCGTCGCTGTCTTTCGCCGGCGAGGCGTAGCCGAAATTCTCGTAGTTGGCCGTCTGGGAGAGGTAGACCGCCTGCGGCTCGGCATCGGTGGAGGCCAGCGCCAGCCGCTGCTGGATGAACGTCACGGCGCGCGGATAGTTGCCGGCGCCGGAGAACGGGTTGCGGCCGATCTGCGGCCCGTCCGAGGTGTCGGCGGTGATGTTCTCGTCGTCGAGGTAGAGGTCGGTGGTCGAGCCGATATAGCCGAACGAGCCGTTGGAGAACTTGTAGACCACGTATTTGCCGGCGCCGCTCACCTCGCCCCACGACACGCGGTTGATGCCGCCGTCGACCGAGAGATCGTTGACGCAGGAGGCTTCCGCCGACGGCAGGCTTTCCTCGCCGGAGGCTTCGCTCACCGCCGCCACCTTGTAGCGATAGGTGTGCGCCTTGTAGCCCGCCTGGCCGGAGGTGCTGCTCTGCACCGCCGCGGTGATCGTGGCGGGCGCCGCCATGGCCGGCGCGAAGGTCGGCTCGGTCAGCGTCCAGTCGTTGTCGGCGTAGCGGGCCAGCTTCTTCACCGGGTGCCCGGGGTGGACGATGTACATCACGTCCGCTTCCTGGGCGAACACCAGCTCGTCGAGATCGTCGGAGGCATAGGGCGAGGTCAGCTCGTAGACGCCGCCGCCGGAGGCGAGGATCAGCCCGCCATTGCGCCAGAAGCGCAGCGAGCCGTTGCCGAACTCGATCACATAGGCCTGGGCCTCGTTGAACTGGAAGGGGATCAGCCGCGTCCTGTCGGCGCTGTCCTTCACTTCGCCGACGAATTCCAGGCCGGCGCGGTTGCTCGCCCCGCCATGGGCGTGGATAAAAAGGTTCAGCGCCGTCTTGAGGCCGACGGAATAGTTCTTGGTGTCGACCCGCGCCCACAGCGCCGGCGACAGCTCGCCGCCGGCAAAGGCCGGCTGATAGGCCCGGAGCGTCATTGCCGCACCCGCTCGTAGTCGGAGACGAAGCCGCTGCCGGCCCGCTCGTCGTTGGCGTCGGCCGCGCTGGCCGCCGCCTGCGTCTGCAAGGCCATCTGGAAGGCCGCCTGACGCTGGCCGGCGTCGCGCGTCAGCGGCATGGCGAGCCGCGCCGCCAGATGCCAGGACAGCGCCTCGACGAACAGCGGCGGAAACTTCGAGGGGTCGTCGATGCGGCGGATGTAGCCGAGGACGGCCGGCGACAGGTCGGTGAGCAGGCGATCGCCGGAGAGCTCGTAGGGATAGCCGCGCTCCTCGAACCCGGAAAGATCGCCCGGCAGGATCACGCCGGACGCCGCCCCCTCGGCCGGCCGCACCGCGCGGACGCGCAGCAGATCGACCGGCAGCGCGTAGGCGTGCGCCCAGCGGCCGCCGACAAAGCCCGAGACCGCGGCGCCCGGCACCTCGGCCAGCACCGCCTGGTGGCGGGCGAACCGCCAGGGCGGACCGGCGGCGAGCAGCGCGTCGAGCGTCTGTCCATAAAAGCGATTGCAGGCGCGCGCCTCGGTGCTCGCCTCGGAAAGCGCGTCGATCTTGTCGGCGCCGAGGTGGCCAAGGGCCAGATTGCAAATGGAAACCGTCGATGCCAT